ATCCGGTATGTATAGAACACTCCTATTACTACTTACACTTGTTCTTGTTGGCTGTGCTATCTCTCCCTACATCAGTTGCGACGATTACATAGACGGATGCTACGCCGGTATGACTGCAGAGTTGGAAGACCCGATCTACTTTCGACCGGGGGAGGGATTTTCCTGGGGGCTAGACGCCACTACGACTACCAGCACAAGCACTACGACCACGCTGAAGAAATGTAAGAAAAGGGGTTGCAGTTCTAGTGAGCGATCTGTAAGGTTGAAACATGAAAAGAATGAACTTTCCGGGCCGACGAGATCAACGCCGAGAAGAGGCCGAGACCAGAAACATCGACTACGCTAATGCCTAAGTTTCCAGATAAATTGTACGTGCCGCAGGACTACGACCACTATGCCAGGGTTGATTGGGGAGAGTTGTCGTTTAGTGATGAGGCGTATGTAAACAACAATTATGTACCCGGTCGGCGCTTCGCCTACACGATTAGCTCCTCACCAGAAGCACAGGGATGGGAAAACGACGCAGGTTGTGACAACTATGGCCTACCCAAGGAATTGGCTGAAGAAATTGTTAGGCGATATAACGCCTTCGAGGAGAAAAAATGATCTGCTTCTACAACAATTCTGTCATCGACCCCGCGGTCATTCATACGATGGGTGTGTGCGTCAAAGAGACCGACAGCCCGATCGGCTATTTCGGCACCGGACTCAAATTCGCTCTAGCGACGTTGCTACGAAACAATTTCGAGGTTGCGCTAATTCGCGACGGTTCGCGCTCGACTTTCAAGACCCGGACCACCGAGATCCGGGGGCAGGGGTTTAACGTTGTCCACTGGGGCAACACGCGTCTCGGCTTCACGACTGATCTGGGACGTAACTGGGAGCCGTGGCAAGCGTTCCGCGAGCTGGCCAGCAACGCGATCGACGAGGGCGGCGACTTCGCGATTGATGGCTGCGCCCCCGCGGGCGCCGGCACGATCTTCATAGTTACAGGGGAGGGTGTCGAAGAGTTACAGGAACAAGTCGCGGGCGTGTTTCTGGAGCGTGATCGCGAGCCGCTTTACCGAACGCCGGACCTAGAGGTATACGCTGGCGACAGCAAGTGCATCTACTACCGCGGCGTGCGCGCGTACGATCTGAAGCACAGCAGCGCGTTCACATACAACATCCTTGGTACGTGTGCTCTGACGGAAGACCGCACACTGAAATATGACCACCAAGTGCGCTATGCCATTGAAGAAATGTTCTTGGACTGCGACAGCAAGGAAATCGTGAAAGCGGTCGTGTGCCCGGAGAGCAGTAACGCGTTCGAAGGTACAATCGGCTTCACCTGGAGCAGCAAGGACGCGATCAGTGATACTTTTCGCGATGCAGTCGCTCGGTATCGTGGTCGTGATAATTTCAACCAAGCCGCGTTCAGTGTGGTCTACCAAGAAGTCGAAGCACCGGAGGATCACAGTCCGATCAAGCTATCTGACAACGAGAAGGAAAAGATCGAACACGCAATCGTGATGGTCGGCATTGCCGGCTACGAAATAGATCCGGAGAACGTGGTCATTGTCGAACGTGTGCGCGGCGCATATGACTGCGATTTCGACAGTGATCAGATCCTGTTTCCTCGGAAACTTCTATCCAAAAGTCTATTCACTATCGCGGGCATACTGCTAACGGCCCATCTCGATGAGAAGGAAGACATCACAACATACAACGGCAATTTTGAAGAAACGATTTTCAACATTCTGTTCGGCCTAGCCGAACGCGTGCGCGTGTACGATGCGAAGGGGTCGGCATGACAACGATTGAGGATTTACAAAGGATGCGTGAACTGCTGGCGCGGCCCAATGGTTGGACTCAAGGATTTGCCGCGAGAAGTGCTACGGGTGAGCCAATCCACTTCGCAAGCTCAAATGCGGTCTGTTACTGCCTAGTCGGTGCTTCGTGGGTAGTCAACGGGTGCAGGTCAGGCGTTCACAGGGGCCGAACAGCGCTTCAATATTTCTTGGGGGTTCGCGATATAATTGACTGGAATGATGAACACGGTCGGACGCAAGCCGAAGTGTTGGCCGCGATCGATGGGACGATTGAAGGATTGGGCGGATGAAGACAACAGAACTGACATTCGAATTCAAGGTTTCCGATTGGGCGAATTGGATCGCGCGGGATATCGACGGAACTATTTGGGAATATGAGGTCGAGCCAACAAGAAGGGACTGTTGTTGGGCCGTTGATTCCGGACAATTCAATATGATCGGAGCAGCAACAAGGTGTAGTGGTGAGTCCTGGCGCGACTCGCTCTACGAACTGGAGGCAGTATGACAAATGCGAAGTGGATAACGAAGCTGGTTCAAATGGGCACGGCCTATGCGAACTCGGAAATTAACGTCGAACGGTTGGCGGAGATCGCGCTTGGGATGTATCCGGCGGCGTGCGCGCATCGGGCGGCCACTTCGGTCGTACACCTCAAAGGGGTATGTGGTGTTTGCACCGCGGCCGACGACTTCGAAGCGATTCTGCGGAAACAGGTAAATAATCCGGCTAGTGAGGGCCGGTTAGACAGATGCCCGCCTTGGTCGGACATCCAAGCGCTGGAGGAAGATCTGTCCGCAGCTAGGAAAGATCGCGATAAGGCGGAGTCGGCGAACCGAAGTCTGACCAGGCGCGTAAAAGATCTTCAAGACGAGCGTGACTTTATGGTCCGCACAATCGGCAGGAACCGGGAGTGCATCAAAAACCGGCAAAAGGAATTAGACGCGGACAAAGTTACAATCTCCAGGCTTGAGAGCGACGCGCAGCGTGAGGCATACCAAGAGCAAGCTGCCAACTATACTGATGGCCACCCTAAGCACAGAATGCAGTGGCCGTATCGTGGTCCCAGGGTTGGGGGACTTGGTGTTGGGGCCAGGTCCCAAAAGAAGGGCGAGTTCTTGTGGCCCTGTCCGAACTACTTGCAGCAGTGTGAGTCGGCAATGGCTTCAGCTGCGGCGTTCATCGACGAGCACTACACGCAATGCTGGCCGGGCTATGAACACTGCAACTGCTGCTGTCCATGCCACAAGGATTCACGATGAAACACCTACTCGCAGGCATCATGACTCTCTTGCTCTCAGCCGTGGTAGCCAGAGCAGACGGCGCGCAACGCTGCGCCGACCCGAATGGGGACGGACAGACCACCGCGACCGACGCCTTGCTCGTATTGCAGCAGGCCGTTGGCAGCAGGGAATGTGGACAGCTGCGCTTCGTTGTCATACCGGACACCCAGCATGCCGTGGAACTCGAGAACGGACAACTCGAGTCTCAGATTGACTGGTTGCTCATGGAACAGCCTACCTTTGTTGCCCAGGTCGGAGACATCGTGCAGCTCGGAGATAATGTTCGGCAGTGGCAATATGCCTCGCAGCACTTCGGGCGCCTCGATGGCATCGTTCCATATGGCCTAGCAGTTGGGAACCATGATCAGGACCCAGTCGAGGATCCTTCCCCTGGAAGTACCGACCGCTACCTGGAATACTTTGGCCCGGATCGGTTCGCTGGACGGCCCGAGTACGTCAGTTTCTTTGATGGTGGCGACTCTCATGCCTCAATAGTTGCCGATGGCCAACTGCTGCTCGTATTCATTGAATTTGGCGCTGCCGGCACCTCGGATGTCCTTACGTGGGCACACGCTCTGATTGCATCACACCCAGAGGCTGTGGTGGCGGTCGTATCGCACCACATCACCAATCCCGAGGGCACCTCGCTCTCGATTGATGGGCAAGCAATCTTCGCCGCGCTCGGCGATCTGGACAACCTTGCGTTCGTGTTCGGTGGCCATGTTCACACTGGCCAGCTGATCCCGCCGTTCGCTGGATGTATCGAGCATCGCCGTAAGATAGGTAATTTGTGGATAATAGTTCATAATTGTCAGAGCGATGGGGCTGGTGGCTCAGGCTGGTTGCGAGACTACCGGCTCGATACTGTGGCGCGCACACTTACGGCCGAAACTTACTCACCGTGGCTCGATCAATCGGACACAGATAGCGAATCGGAGTTTACCATTGAATACTGACGGACATAACATCATTCTCGAGGATCCTGCCATCGTCCTCGATCATTGGGACAATCTCGGGCCACAAGAGCGGGCGATCTCTGTTCGCATGATCGTGATGGGGGAGAAGTATTGCAGGTGTGAGATCTCCCGGCCGCGAAGAGAGCGAAACGGGAAGTGCAATCATTGTGGGGGAATGATACCTATTATCGCATTGACAAGGAATTCCGGAGCGGAAGGGATGATGGCGCTGCTGCAGCGAGTGCGGAAAGATGGATGGGGGTGGGCTCTCTATGATCATGACCATCAACCTGCATGCTATCTTCACCGAACATTGGGACAGCGAACACCGGAACAGTTTAACAGTAGTGCTGACACGATCAAAGAAGCCGTCGAGCTAGCGTGCTTGCGGATGCGGGCGGGGGCGAGATGACCGACAAAGATCAAATAAAGGAGATGCGCGACATCCTCGACAGCCAAGGGCACACAGCGTTGGAGCTTCACCGAAAAGACACCGGCCACAACTGCTACGGCGCACATTGGTGCTCGGACTGGGATGACATGTTCATCTGCGAGCAGTGTGTTGAGTGGCAATGCTGCAGTTGTCAGGCGCATGAGCTGCATACGATGCGGGAGTTACTGGTGGAGTGCGAAGGCCAACTTCGGTGCGACTATGGGTGGAGCTTAGTGAAAGATAAAGAAAACTGTCGATGCAGCGGCTGTGAGCTTTACCAGCGAATAAGGAAAATCAATGAATAGAACATTACAAGTATTTTTACTGTGGACACTGCTAGGGATTCCTAACACCGCGGTCGCGCATGATCGCTATGGAACAACGCCGGATAGAATCCGGGCGTATGACGCGTGCGCCGTAAAGTGTCTCACCTTGGCCGATAGGAGGCTACACGGCTCGCTTCACGGTATGGGCCTTCGTTTCGAAGCCGTGCTTCTAAATCTGGAGCGGGAGGCGGTGTGCTTACGTATCTGTGCGCAAGAACAGTTCTCCTGCGACAGGCCATAAGATGAAGTACCCAACTAAGAACCGGCGGAGAATACGTCGAGCAGTTGAGCGTGTGCTCCGGCGCAACACGGGGCGGGGGCATTATGTCCAGGGAGACGAGGCGGCGGACTCATTCATTGGACCTGGAAGCACGCTCTACTTCCTCCCGACACCCACTATAAAGCAACAGGACGAGGCCTCAGCATTGTGCTACGCACACATGGACGATCCAGAATCGATGGCCATTATGTATGACGACATGATTGCCCTCATTGTGCCTCGCGATAATGCTCTCGAGCTAGTGCTCGAAGAACTTTCGCGGACAGGCACGGTGGATGAATGTCAATGTCGGCGCGTGAAGGGTTCAGAGTGGCGGTGCTGGCATGAGCGGGCGAGGGAGTTATTGAAATGAAAAACGTCACATTAACACAGATAGTTCCACACAAGTGTGAACACGGAGAAATCCCGGACGAAGCACGCGAAGGATTGCTGGAATGCTTCGGCGGTGGAAACGACTCTTACGTGCCGTGGGACCTTATGGATGACCCGGAAGTCAACACTCTTGGTTGGTTCAGCAACGAAGACGCGGAAAAGGTCAACGAGTATCTGCGCGCGTGTGGAGTCGATGAGAAGCTGCCGATACTCATCAATATATCGTGGTAGAGGAAACTAAATGAACAACGTTGAAACAAAAGAACTGCGCGACAAGATGCGCTCCATGTCGGACGCACTCGCGAACAACGCGGTTCGTATCATGGAACTTGAAGCATGCGTCCGCAGCCTTGAGTGTGACACCCGGATACTCCGGCGCAATCTTACGCACGCCGAAGGTCTACTTACCCAAGAACGCGAAGGGCAAAAAGGTCCAATGATTTCATTTATAAGGTTCCTCGAATCTATCCTCGGAGCGCTTGCCGGCAAAGAGGGCTTAGACCGCGAAGGTCTGTGCAGGCTACAGGGCCTACTAAAGTCACTACTTGGTTCGATGCAGGGGCTCGACGACTCAACCAACTTACATCAGCTCAGGAAGAACGAGCGGCGCCTAAAATCGGAGAATAAGAAATGACACCTGAGAACATATCATGGTAACAGCACAGCAACCAACCATCGACTGCCCTAAGTGTGGTAACACATGTGGTCCAGACAACGCGTACGCTTGGAGCGGACCTAAGCATCAACACATATACATGGTTTTCCCGTGGGGCGCTCGCACCGACGATTGGTTGGCTTGGACCTGCGAGGTCTGCAGCTGCGAAACTACGACGCCGTGTGAGGACGCAAAAGAAACATGAACAAGAACGGAATAGCGATCGAACTTCCAGTGCCATCGGCTGCGAAAGACCGGGAGGTCATTTCTGCCCAGGCTGCGAGGATTCACAGTTTGCGGCGAAACTTAATGACTGCGAGCGATGAGCAACTCGCCTTGATCGAAGAGAATGGTAAACTTCGATGTCGGCTCCGAGATCAGGAGAAGGCGCTCGCTCGAGTGCAGGCGGACATCGATCGGCTGGATCAGGAGATACGGGAAGGGGTGATGGGATGAGGGAGCCTACACAGATCAAGGGGCGGCTAGACGACACCTTCAAGCGGGGCAAGACGAGCGGACGAGCCAGCGGGTTTACTGAAGGCATACAATATCTATCAAGCAGGACGCAAGAGAGCTACAACCAAGGCTTCACCTTCGGTCTGTTGGCCGGCGCCGCTGCCACGAGCATTTTCTTTGTTTTCACCTGGGTGGTGTTGGGATGAGTACGGCATACAATGAGTGGAATGACCATCACTTTAGGAGAACATAATGAACACACTAATCAGTAATCTTGGAATTTTACTACTCCTCCTTTCCTTCGCCGGAGGGATATTTTGGTGGGTTGGCTGGCAAATGACGCGGCCGGAGGCTCGAAAACAGCGTGCCCAGTTGTTGGCTGATGTTGCAGAGCTAAAAGAACAGGCTAAGACCAGCAGAGCTGCAGTGTGGGACTTGGAAATTGAGTGCTGGACACGATTCCAGTATAAAGACAGCGCTATGAGCCATTTCGAGATACAGATGAAAGTACCGGAGACCGACTATTGGCGCTCGAAATGGCAGAAACGACCGGGTGCGGAAATCTACCCGACCAGGGAAAGCGCCGAGAAGGCACTACAAGAAATCTACCCTAATGTTGCAGCCTACGTAAATCGTGCATGTCCATGGGACGGACCGTTGAAGATGCGGGTGCGTGGAGTACCGAAATAGACATGAACGCACCTTACAACGAATGGGGAGACCTTTTGCCTGGGGCGGTGGTTGGTGAGTTGGTCCTAGTGAATTGGGATCCGACATGCAATCAGTGGCGGGTGCGGGGGATCGATCTTGCAGGGGCTGAGCTGATCGGCTACTGCGACCGTCTGAACCTGGACCATGTACAATTCCGGGAGGATCTCGATCCACAGATCGATCGAGGGACCTGCTTGCTGGTAGGCCTCATGGCGCCGGGGGAGGGTTTTTCGGCAGGGAGGGTGTTTCGCCCAGGGGACGAGCCTGAGCACTCGCTATGGCGATACAGGAGCGTGTGGGTGAAGATCTGTGCGCTTACACCGGATCCTGCCTACGTGATGGACTGCCAAAGCTTGCCTTGGCACGAGTTTCCAGTTCGATATGCTCGGCACATCAAGCTGGATCGGGACCGGCCGATAGCCGCCTGGGAGGCCAGCTCTAGTGTAGGGCCCGCCATGCCTTACCAGATTGAGCCAGAACGCTTGTGCGTATGGTGGGACCGAGGACCTAATGCGCCCGTGCGGGCGGCTTTCCATAAGCATCAATGCCGGCCGTTACCGGCGAAGTGACCGCGGCTGGGCCGCTTGGAATTTTCGATCGAAATAATTTTTCGATAATCAAGAAATTTTAGGCCGCTTGGCCGCTTCAATGCCGCTTCGTTTTTTCGGCAGGTTTCACTATACATACTCCTCGCTTCGTGGTGATGTATAGGAACTTGCACAGCATCTGCTAAGTCAAGCTACAAGGCATTTGCTTGGCTAAAGGCTATACTATCCAACATATCTTGTGCTATTGCTTACCTCATGTTCAGTACCATGTCAGATGCCATGTTCTTCCGCATAGCACCTATCACTATGATGAAAAACCGATTTCTAGCCTTGACATAAGCCGAATTTTTCGCGAGCAAGTGTTACAGCACTCGCATTTTTCCTGCGCTAACTTTTACATAGTCGGAATTTTTCGCGAACGACTGTTATAGCACTCGGAAATTTTTTCGAGCAACCTAACACTATCCAACAAAAAAATTTTTGAGCCTCACGCTAAGTGCAATAGTCGGGCCGGTAGGGTTGGCGTTTTTGTGGGTTTTTGCGCGTCGATCGGCAATGGATTGTCGGAATGGGCGGCACTTTCACAACAGCACACGTCGAAACGCACGTTGTTGTGAGCGAAATGTAGGTTTTTGGTTGGCATGGGGGTTGCTACCTTATAAGCATGACAAGAACACAAGCAATCAGTCTGTTCAGCAGAGCGGCCGACGGGCTCGACACCAACGCACCAAGTCTCGGTCTCGGACCATGGCAAGCGCTAAACTTACCATTCCGATGTTTCTTAAGGTACAACCAGATCGACGAAGCGGAGCAACGCGAGTTTGCCCGGGAGATTGTAGACTACCAATTGACGCGAGTTCCGGCCGGGGGATGAGAATGCGATTTTACATTTGTCTAGTTGGTGCGATCGGTTTGGCGCTGGTCACGTGGTGGATCGGTATGCGCGCGGTGGTGCTGACGATTTTCTGATGATTGAGGTAAATGAGATGGAAAACAAGAACTACGTCGAAGAGTATATTGATTGGGGAACGTTTTGGATCGTGTTGCACGTGAACGGTCGCGATGCTTGCTCGTACACCGCGACAGGACTGACGCAGGCTTTCCTGATGTTGGCTGGATATCGAGCGGCTAACCCGAAACGACAAGCTTGCTTGCTTGATCCGACTGGGCGGGTGATAGCGTGAAGCTCATCATGTCATTTGCAGTAACGTTCGCGGTGATTGGTGCCTGGGCGCTGATCGTAGCGTACACCAAGCTGGGGGAGAGGGCTTAGAACATGGAGAACATCAAATCAATCGTTTGGATGAAGGGCATATCACGACTCATAAGAGTGGTTGTGATGAAGGCCGTAACAGAGGGTAAGACAAAAGCCCAAACAAGTGGAATAGTTCGCAACATGGTAGCCGAAATAGTGGTAGGTATGGAGCTTGAGAGAGAAATCCAAACAAAGTTAGTTGAAACTTTTTACTGGGTATTTAAATACACATGGGATAAAGCGAGCGAGAAAAGAGACGAGGAGCTACATTAAATGACAAAATCAGTGAAGACCATTCTATCGAGCGCAACATCAGTTGCCTTGTTGCTGGGAATAACATCGGCAGCAGAGACTAGCGCGGCGAACAGCAGAAAGCCTGATGCGGAGCGTGCCTGGTCGAGTAGCAGGTTTCCTACCTTGCTGAGCCACATGGCATGCACGTTGTTTACCTCTTTGTCGACGCACAACGAGTTCGTCGAATACTTTCACACGGCATTTGTCGCGGCCTACGACGTGCGCTGCATGGATTATCGGTGACGATCGTCAAGAATTGGACGAATTGTAGGGTGGTGAGTGGCGTTTTTGTGAGGTTTTTGGTGGCACTGCGCTTGCAAGGTATAAGGCATGATTAAAACAACAGTAATAGCGATTCTCTTAACGGCCAGCACGGCCCATGCGGTGTGCGGCGATCTGAACAATGACGGCCAAGTAACTGCTACTGACGCCGCGCTCATATTGCAGCGCTCTGTGGGCCTAGACGTTGCTCTGTCCTGCGACTTCGCCTTTGTTGGGCTTGCAGTCTCTAACGAGGTCGAATGCGCACACGGCGCGTTCTGGGTTGAGTACGACGGAGTGCGTATTTACCCCGAAGACTTTCATTTGATCCGCGGCGACACGCTTAGCGGAGAGATTCGAGTACACATTGGTGATTGCACAGAATTCTATTTCGAGGGGTCATATCCACTACCAAGCACCGGGCTGGTGGAACTGCAGGTGTATGAGGATGCTTTCGGAGTGGTTCGAGTTCGACTGGTAATCATTTAACGGTTTTCTGTTGCCAGCGCATGGGGTGTGGTTGGCTGGAATGAGCGAATTGTAAGGCGCTGGTTGGCACTGCGCTTGCAGTATATAAGACAGTTTCTAGGGGAGATGAAAAAGATGGTACGGACACAAGACAACAGTTTCTACACGGTCACGGCGATTGGCGCTTTCGTTCTTTTCGGCGCAATTGTTTACTACTTCACCGGTTTTACACCGGTCGACATTCTCAGCTCGATTCTCGATATCATAACGGCGGTGATGTCGTGAAGACACTGGACTACGACCAACAAGAAAAGGCTTGTGACGCGGAAGACGCGCTGACAGGCTACACAGCAGATACTGAAGCGGACGACTATGATGAACAATGCGAAGAGCATGACGACAAGCGTCCGAATCACCCCTACGCGTTGGCCACGTCGTTGGACAATTGTCCGCGGCGCATACTTCTGGCGCGATGTCAGCAACTTGAAATCATAGTTAACCGAATTCACGCTATCCTCGATGTTGAAGGGGAGGACTGGGACAGCGGCACTATAGAGCTTGTTGCCGAAGTCTTAGAGGATAATGGCTACGTGATCCGAGACCCAAACGAGGTTGAAGGCTAATGACAACGATCGAGAACTGCTGACGCCGGATGGGGCTTGGATACAAGACGTGAATGCTAGAACGGCCAAAGGTAACAAATGCTTTCCCACTAGTAATAAGGCTGTCTGCTGGTGCTTGATTGGCGCGACACTTGCGGTGGACAGTAGCGGCCTGGGCCTCGACATAGAAAATGCGATGGTGGATTTTCTGGGAATTGATGGCCTGATAACCTGGAACGATACGGCCGGACGGACACAAAGGGAAGTATTGGCAGCGATTGACGGGACGATTGAGGGGTTGACGACAGATGACTGAACAAGAAGTATTTACCAAGGTGGTAACACACCTACTTAATCAAGGCGAACGCGCAGAGACCAGCGAGGGAGGTTGCCTATACCGTACACCCAGTGGGCTTAAGTGCGCGGTTGGGTGCCTGATTCCTGACGACAAGTACAGGCCAGGAATGGAAACCGATGGAGCGGGATGGAGCTTGAGGTATATTCTCGGCTTGCTCCACCTACAGACTCACTACTGGCTGCTCCGCCGGTTGCAGCTTGTTCATGATACCCAAGAGTGTGGAGAATGGCGCTCTCAGCTTACTGTCATTGCCAACGATTACGGCCTGATTATGCCTGGCGACTCGGATGAGTGATGAATAACTACAACATCGAACTGAGCGTGGAAAACCTGAACACCGGTCAACATAGTGGCTGGCGCACTTTCATCTGGCGCAACGGTGACGGCGAGAGCGTGCTATATGGGTATGCTACCCGCGAAGAAGCGATCGCTGACATGAATCGTTTGAGCGAGAGTGTGACATCAAAGATGATTTTTCCGGGATTTTGTTTGTCAATGCGTATTTATGAGGTTTCGGGATGAAGAGTCACTATGAGGTTCAGGCTACAGTGTGGAATCCCGAGACCGGGGTGGACGTCGGTTGGACCACCATGAAGGTAGAAGAAGGTAAGCCTTACCAATATGACACCCTGGAAGAAGCAGACGAGGCCGCAGCGCGCGGCTACCCAAGATTGGTGACGAGCTTGGAAGTACTGTTTCCTGGGCTCGGGTACAAATGTTCTATGCGGGTGGTGAGGGTTGAGGGATGAAGCAGAGCGATCGGGAAAGGGTTGTGGAGCTGGAGGGGCAACTGCGGGTCGTGGGGAAGCGATATAGAAGGGTTGTTCGGGAGCTGAAGGAAGCGAATTCCGTGATAAAGGAAGCACGGGAGTGGTGGAAGCGGCAGGACGCGAGGATTCGGGAGTTGGAGGCAGCCAGTAAGAAGGCGTAATCGGGCTCAGAGCTGTTATAGTGGACCAGTGGTGGGTTGCCTAGCCTACCAGAGCTACAGTGAAGGAGGAGACGCTATGAAGTAATGTAGAGGGTGAATGCCCAAATATCATCGAATCACGTAGAAGTTGGAGAGCTGCCTAATTGGGTGGCTTTTTGGCGTTTTAGGGCTCGGAATTGGGTAGTTTTCCCAAAATAGGGCTGATTGAGGGCGCTGTGGGGGAGAAAATGAGGTGTTTCTTCACTGATAACAGGAACTTGCAGGTTGACTTAGGGTGACTTACCTAAGATTAGCTCTGGTGAGTCAAGGAATAAAGGGTTTCTTTAGGGTTACCATGGACTTACAGAGGGAGTCATCAAAACTTAGGTATCTTAGGCACATTTTTAATTCCGTGGGTGCTACAGGATATAGGCTTATGTTTCTCCTCTACTACTAACCCTCTTTTAAGTTAAGTAAAGATAAGATCATAAGGCAACCCGCAAAGGGCTTGGGTTTGAGAGCAAAAATCTGACTTAGGTAGGGTTTGGGTTACATAAGCTAACCTAAGTCACTGTCGAAGATGAAAACAGCCCTAATGTTGGGCTTAGGGGTACGTTTCGCTATGTCATCCCTCATGCGCGCGCGCGTGCCCTGTGCTACACTCCCCTCCATGAGTGACCCCTCACCATCAACCAAGCACCAATCGTCCCTCTCCGCTAGAACAGAGGCCCTGCGACACACCACGCTCCCCACTGGGCAGAGCGACCCAGCACAAGGCACCCTCTCCCTTGGGCCACAGAGGACATGATCTATGCTCTGTACTCCACTGGCCCACCTGTCACCTCACACGTTACAGCTGACACGTTACACACAAACATGCGCCCCGACTTTCTTTACTGGGTAATCTATACCTTGTTGTTGCTTGGCCTTCCTTCTTTGTCACTGCTTGTATATAATGCGTTGCACTCCCCTGCCCCAGGGCTACTACAGGCTGCGTTGTTTGGCTGCATGTTGTTTGTCACGGTGTGCTTGACGTTGGTCGCTTCAACCTATGGTGTGTGGTCGCGGTTGCGTGACGCTTGGCACTCGATCGTTGGTGATTGTCTGTTGTTCCTTGTTACGTTTGCTTTGGCGCTTGGTCTGTTGTCTGCTTCCGTGTTGAATGCAGCGGGTGATGTGTTGGTTGCTGCTGCGCTGTACACAGCGGAACACAAGCCCTCCCCTATGCGGTTTGGCATAGTTGGTGCGGGGCGCAGATCCGTGGTCGGTTCCTACCACCAACATTCAATTGCTTGTGAGAAAGATCAAAGCCCCACTTGCTCAGCACTAAAGAGCGCGCCTATACTGGCCACACCGCGACGGCCCGGGACGGAGCCTGAGGATGACTACCGAAGGCTCCGTTTCGTTACAACAACCCCCCTTGCACCCACCGACAATTGCCGCCTATACTTTGAGAACGAAAATTCGAAAAAACCGCGAGAGACTGCTATGAAAACAACCCTGATTAAACGCGGACTTGAGCGCCGACGAGTCGATGGCGATCAACGCACGATGTACGGTTACTGCGGGAATCCGACCACAGTGCTCAAAGCCTAGAGGCCCGGACCAAACTACGATCGCCGCAACAAGGCCGAAACGAAAGCGCTCCGAGCGATTTGTCCTAGGTTCCTTGTGCCTTGGTTCAACCCGGCCTGGTCAAAGCTATGCCGAACGAATTTGGCATACCGCTTTCGGAAATGGGTAGCATAACCAAATAGGAGAACCCACCATGAACATAAGCAAATTCGAAGAAGAACTTCGCCACATCATCAACTGCAACTCGGTCGAGAACGATTCCGACACGCCAGACTACCTCTTGGCTCAGTACCTGGTAGCTTGCCTAGATACGTACAGGACCACAGTGAGAGCCCGCGACGAGTGGTTCGGGTTTAAGCCCTGGGACGATTCGAATTCGGCCAAGTCGGCAGGTGAAGGAAAGGTCTGCGCAAAGGAAGTGGCCGATGTTCAAACGACTTCGTAAAAAATTCTTCCACCCCACGCTCGACGAGGCCATCAACGTCTTGGTCCAACAGGTCCTAGAAGAGCCTATTAACCGCCAGTTGCCTGTCGCCCTTTTCCAGTACAAGAACCAAGCTTGTGTAGTGTTTAAGGGGGATTCGATGTCGCCGCACTATTGCTATTTCTGTTGGTGGCACGAAGACCAGCACAAATACCACCACAAGGCGAGATCAGCCAGGGAGATTGAGCATGCCTAGCCCCCTTGTACTCTCCCAAAAACAAGCGCCATACTCCTCTCACAGAAATTCACGAAAAACGAGAAAAACGTCTCGTGAGCAAACAGCATAGGAGAAACCACATGCCTAAAACCTTCATTAGAAATTCCCACGACCGCTGCCCTTGTTGCCTCACCCCAGAAGGTGGCGACATAAAGATCCACCCTGTCGAAGGGGATCTGGTTCTTACTATCGCCTGCCCGCTGTGCTCCCCCGGGCAAGGTGCCTATGGCCATGGTGACGCACAGCAATACGGCGTTGTGCCATCTGATTCAGTCAATGATGTGATAGAAGAAGCCTTGATTACGGTGCTGAACGGATTCTCGAGCGGGTGTGAGAAAGCATTGGATGAGTCCGAACGCGCCCGTCAAAGGAACACTTGATGCTAGACCCCAAAATTCTCTCCACCGAAACCAACCTCTGCCCCCTCTGCGATGACCAAGGAGAGATCGCCATCACCTTAGGCAAAGATGGCCCGGTCGACGTGATCATCGACTGCCCTGTCTGCCCCAAGCACCCGCTGCAGTGGACCTCACACACAGAAGCCATAGGCTCGCTCTCGATCACCGACAGTGTGTACTCATTCACTCCGCCGGCCGACATGCAAGTGGCTTGCACCGTAGCAAATTGCTTCTACTGCGACAATAAACAGCTCACCCATCCTGCGGCCAAGGCCGATGAACCCGCCGCCCGAGTCCGCTACGGAAGGATCACCTGATGGCCACCATATGCAACAGCTACACAGTAGGCGCCAAGTCCTCTGTCTCGTTGTACTGCGATATCTGTGGCAACAGCATGCTGGCTCACCTGAACCAGCCGCCCGCGTATATCGAATCGATATGTGGGAGGCCATATCCCAAACCCCGCGCTGATTATCGATGTGGACGATGCGGTGAGCCTGAAAACTCCCACGTGAAGAGGAGAACCATATGAACGCCAGCCTCAAAATGAGCTACCTACAGGCTCGAAATCGCGCCGTCTCCTGGATCGCGCGCCACCTACCGAAACGACTCTGCTACTGGGCCGCTCTGCATGTTGCCGCAGAAGCTGGTTGCTATGACGAGTTCCAAGGCGAAGACGTGCCAGCGCTCAGTCCGCTTGCTTTGATCAGCGCCTACCACGAGCAGCACCTGGAGAAAGCATGAAATACCGCAACACCTTCCGCGTCTGGCCCCACCTGCGAGCCGGCCGCTACAAAGCTGCATATAACCAATTCCTCCTCTGGGTAGCAACCTTCGTACCGTGGAGATTAAAGAAAGCCATTGCCTCCCACGTGATCAGTAAAGCCTGCTTCCATGCACCGGATCCAGCGAGAGCTTTCCAAAACCTGTCCGGGCTCGAATGCCTACAGCGCTACAACACGATCCACGACCCAGCGCTCGATGCCAATTGCAAGGACTTCAACGGCGGATCACCTCTTGTCTATTCGGGCAGCCGCCCCCACTTATGCCGCTATTGTGGACTGGAATCTTATCAGCACGAGAATCCGAAGATCAACGCGCTCGGCCGCCTGGTCCGGAAGGAAGCCGATAAGAGGACCAAGGTTTACCTGAGAGGCGAGTGCTATCGCTATCGAATCGATACAGAAGGAACGGGCACATATCCACCTTGTCTGGATTGCGGTGGCGATCGAGGTTCCCACCCTAGTCATCATCCCACCGAGAAGCCTACAGGCCTGTCAGGAAAGGCCGACCCATGGCTGCAGTAGAAGTAGAACTTGTCGCCACCGAAACAGGCCAGCGCGCTTTCCGAGTGAAGGTGAGCAGCGACCTTCGCTTTGGGCTCAAGGCCGTGTACGACGTGATCCCATCCTCCTCTGGGCTTAACACGCCCCGGGACGTGGAGCGCGCGGTGGCGGCGGCCGGCGGAGCCTGCGCCGAATACCTATGCGAGAAATATGACGACGACCTAGATCCCTCGGTCTGCGCCAAGGAAGCGCAGCTAGCGCTCATTGACCTGTGCAAGAAACTAGGTAAGGCTAGAAAGCGGAAATGAGATGCCCAGAGTCACTCGAAAAGAGCAGGGATTCCCTGTTGGCTTCCACAAGCCGCACGTCCGTTTCACCGAGGACCGCCAACGCAAGTTCCTTGTAGCGTACGCGGAAACCGGAATGGTGTTGCGTTCGGCACTGACGGCCGGTGTTTGCAGCAAGACCATCCTAAACGAGTGTAAGCGAAACGAAACTTTCGCCGCGCTCTATGGAGATGCGAAAACCTTCTTCAACGAGCTGATCGATACCGAGATCAAGCGCCGCGCAATCGATGGCTGGGACGAACCTGTTTATCAGAAAGGGGAGCGCGTGTGGGAGGAGACCTTTGATCCGGAAACCGGAAAGATTCTCAAAGACAAGGATGGCAAGTCCGTAATGCACCCCGCTGTCGTTAAACGCTTCAGCGACCGCTTGCTCGAGATGATGGCCAAGAAGAACAACCCGGCCTACCGCGATAAGCAACAGATCGATGTGAACATTAGCGGCGGCGTGCTCGCCATTCCAAGCAATGGCCCGCAAACCACGGCTGATTGGGAAAAGCAATACGGCGAGCAAACGCTCGAAGCCGAGTTCGAACGGGCCGACCCCGAAGAGCGAGCCCCAGCGCAAGACCAGCGCGCCCCCGACCACCCTGATGGCCCCTGCTGCGCGGAATACTGCGACCAGTGCCGGCCGGAAACTGAACCTGAGAAGCCTAGCCGAGAGATCAAGCGAGGATATTGATGAAAGAACCACAACCATCCGGTCCCTGCCTGCGATCGTCCGACCACATCTGGCGCGTCTATGAAGATACGCCAACGCTTCGCCGACTGCGCTGCATCCGCGGCAAATGCACGGTTGTAACTTCCTACCCGAAAGTGAGCTTGAGACCTAGACCGATTTGCACTAAGTGCAACGGCATCGATGAGCATCCCCAACACTTACCTATCTGCAACCGCTGTCACGGAACTTGCTTGGAGCCAGCATGACACAGGACAAGTGGTTCAGAGCCGCCACGAAGCAACTGCTCGCCATCATCAAGGAAAACGAGTTCGCGCTCAAGACAAAGACACATCCCCGTGCCCGCATACGGGAATGGCCCAAGCCGAAAAATATCATGGTGCAGCTTGCAAGGTGGCTCGACAATACAGGCGGGGAACACTGGGACAGCGCATACTCGATAGACGGAGAGTTGACGCTAATAATGCTGAATGTGAGTCAGACCAATCCGATTGAGCTTTTAGCTGTACTACTACACGAATTGATACATGCCACTATCGGAAATTGCTGGAGTCACAAAGCCCCATTCCAGCGGCTTGCTAAAGGTTGCGGATTGCTCGGTCCTGCAGGCAGCACCCGCCCGGGTCCTGCGCTGTCACGTCGCCTCAAAGAAATCGCGATGGACTTGGGCCCGATACCCTGGCGCCATCACGGGAGATATGCCAATAGCCTGCGCTCGTACAACTATTGGCAAAAGGAGCTTAGCCGGTGAGCGAGGAGAAAAAAGAAGAGCCGGGCATCATCTGGAAAGAGAACGCTGATGGCGATTGGCGCGCGTTCATACTCGACCCAGAGACTAGCCGCAGAAAAGAAGCCGTGTGGGCGCCGCAGCCCGGCAGCCAAGAAGCGTTTATTGCGTGCCCTGTTCGAGAAGTTTTATACACCGGAATGCGCGGACCAGGAAAAACTGACGCGTTGCTCGCAGATTTTGCCCAGCACGTTGGTAAGGGATTCAAGAGTGCCTGGACTGGTATTCTGTTCCGACAAACCTATCCGGAACTACAGGACGTGATTAAGAAGTCGAAGGAATGGTTTCCGCGCATTTGGCCCGAAGCCAAATACAATGAGTCAAAATATTTTTGGACGTGGCCAGATGGTGAGAGATTGCTATTACGTCACGCTAAGACAGTCGATGACTATAATCACTATCACGGCCATGAGTACCCCTGGATCGGATGGGAAGAACTGACCAACTGGGCCAACCCTGCCATCTACCTAAAAATGATCTCCGTCAATCGATGCTCGAAAAAAGGCGTGCCGATCAAATATCGCGCGACGTGCAACCCAAGCGGTCCCGGCCACAACTGGGTGAAGGATCGGTGGCGACTTCCCGTTGCTATGGGGCTGGTAGTTGGTCCCGTGATTATAGATTCGCGCGACCGCAGTGGTGGAATTGAACATCCACGCGTAGCGATTCACGGCCACTTGATGGAGAATAAGGTCCTTCTGCATGCCAATCCTGATTATCTCCAGTCGATAAGATCTTCCGCGGACAATGACGCGCAGCTGCGTGCCTGGGTCTATGGCGACTGGGATATCGTGGCCGGCGGGATGTTCGACGACCTGTGGCGCGCCAACATCCACGTGGTACCCAACCTGCCTTTCGGCATGATACCCCTAGGCTGGAAAATCGACCGAAGCTACGATCATGGGCAGTCCAAGCCCTTTTCTGTCGGCTGGTGGGCAGAATCAAACGGGGAGCCAGTAACCTGGAATGGGCGGATTTACGGCCAGGTTCGGGGGGATATCTACCGAATTGGGGAGTGGTACGGGTGGAATGGTCGGCCGAATGAAGGCATTAGGATGTTGTCAAGCGACATAGCACAGGGCATACTGGATCGGGAAGACGATTGGAATATCCGTCATCGCGTGAGAGCGGGACCTGCGGATAGCTCGATCTTCGATGATATTGAGCCAGGCAAGAGCGTGGCCGGAGATATGAAAAAGCCGCCTCTGCGCGTGAAGTGGACGCCAGCGGACAAGCGCCCGGGGTCGCGGATACAAGGCTGGCAGCAGATGCGAAAAATGCTGCGCGGCGCGATGCCCTCGAGCACTGGCCTACGTGAAGAGCCAGGTTTGTTTGTGTTCGAACGATGCCTGCAGTTTCAGCGTACAGTACCCGCGCTTAGTCGCGATGGAAAGAATCCGGATGATGTTGACACAGATATAGAAGACCATATCGGAGATGAGACGCGCTACCGACTGCGCGCCAAAAACTCGAAGGCTACCATAAGGAATTTCTGATGCCCCACAAAAAAGATCCGGCTAGTCCTGCAACCACAAGCGTTGCTTGGGATGTCATGACCCCGAGATGGTATAGAGTTTCCTCAGTACTGGAAGGCACCGAAACCCTGCGAGCTGTGGCTCCGGATTTTTTGCCGCCGCACCAAGGCGAGTCACTCGACAGCTACGAAGAACGTCGCCTCGGCAACGTACTGCTCAACCTGACAGAGCTGACCCTGGAGAGTTGGGTTGGTCGACCGTTTCGCGAGGAAGTGAAAAAGGGCGACGATATTCCGGAATACATCGTGCCGCTGCTCGAAGATGTTGACCTGATCGGAAACGACATGTCTGTATTCTCGCGCAACTGGTTCCGCGATGGTGTTGCGAAGGCCCTCTCACACGTGCTGGTAGAATTTCCGCGCCGCCTAGATGGTGAGCGCACTGCCGCGGATGACCTGGAAGCCGGCGTACGCCCCTACTGGGTTCACATCATGCCGGAGCAAGTGATCTTCGCCCATGCCGAGATAATCAACGGCAAGGAAGAGTTGACGCACCTGCGATGGACCACAACCCGCTCCGAGATGGTTGGTTTCGCCGAAAAGTTCATCGAGCAAATTCGCTCAGCGACCCTGATGGATATATTTGACGAGATCACTGGCGAGATCCGTACTGTCGTCCAGATGGAAGTCTATGAGTTCGTCGTACAGAGTAGAAAACGCAAACCCGAATGGGTGCTCGTGGATATCTGGGATAGCGAGATCGATGAGATCCCGCTCGTAACTTTCTATGCGGACCGTGAAGGTTTCATGGTTGGAAAGCCTCCGATCCAGGACCTAGTTGATCTCAACATCCGCTGGTGGCAATCGAACTCTGACCAGATCGCGATCCTCACAGTGACCCGGTTCCCGATCCTAGCCGCTTCAGGCGTGAGCGACACAAGCGACTTGATTGTCGGACCGAAGTTCTGGCTAGGTATGGACGCGCCCAACGGCCGTTTCTACTACGTCGAGCACAAGGGTGAGGCGATCGGCGCCGGCCGCCAGGAACTACTCGACCTTGAGGAGCAGATGGGGCACTACGGCGCCGGCTTCCTGCGGCGACTTCCTGGTAACCAGACCGCGACGGCGCGCGCACTGGACTCAGTGGAATCGAACTCGCCACTACAGGACGTTTCGATCCGTTTCGAAGATGCCCTGGGCAATGTGCTGCGGCTCACTGACAAGTGGATGCGATTGGCGGACTCGAGCAGGGGCGACCCAGACGAAGCGGATGGCGGCAGCGCTACCGTGATTACAGACTTCGGACCAGAAGAAGCGGACCAGGTTTACGCGAACCTGATCATGTTTGCTCGCAATGACCGCGCAATGAGCCGCGAACAGCTGGTCATTGAGATGAAGCGCATCGGCGCGCTGCCCGATACCTTTGACGAGAAGGCGAACGAGAAGCAGCTCGAGGAAGAGATCCGTGAACGAATGGCCGCTGTTGCAGATTTAGACCCGGAAGCCGGCGAGGATCCTGACCCCGAACCCAACAATGACCCGAATCCTATAGAGAACGGGGAGTAACACATGGGTGCGCTCAATTGGATCGGCCAACTCGTTGAATGGTTCGCCTCTCTCATCCCACGGATAGGAATCTGCAAGTCGAACGAGGCTGGAGTGAAGTACGTTCGCGGCTCGGTGGTAAAAGTCATCGAGCCCGGCATGTACGTCCATTGGCCGATCACCACCATAGTCGAGACAGAAAGCACCGCACGCCAAACCGCGATCCTGGAATCGCAGACGCTCACCACTAGCGATGACCACACCGTCACCGTCAGCGGCGTGCTGGTCTACTACATCAACGACATCATGAAGGCGCTGGTCGACACCGAAGACATCGATGACACTCTCGGCGATATCGCGATGACGGCGCAAACCGATGCCGTGATCAGCCGCACTTTCGAGGCCGCCAAGACCGAGATCGTTGGGCTCGACAGCAACAAGGAGCTGACCGTGGCTTGCCGGAAGGCGCTGGCGCCGTTCGGTATTCGGGTGCAGTCCTACACGATCACGAATTTTGCGGAGACGATCGCGTACCAGGTCATGGGTGTGCCTCAAGAGATCACGCTCAACGTGGACGATGGCTCATAGAATCCCAAAGGACGCGAACGCGCGGTACTTCCGCGCGGCTGTGGCACACCAGACCAGCGTCCAGCGACTCTCGGCCGGACTGGCTGGCCGGGTCGCCGCGCTCATGGCTCCGCATGACAGAGATTTGGCACGAATCTTGCGACGGAGACTTCCTTCGCTGCTCGGCCGGCGCTTCGACCTGAACGATCCCCGTTGGGCCGTTTTATTCAGAGAAATACGCGAAAATCGCAAGCGTGCTACGCGCGCGGTCAGAGACGAGCTTCGACCGCTGGTAGTGGAACTGAGCCAAAACGAGACTCGAGTCGAAGAAGAGATCATGGCCGCGGCGCTACTGCCGTTCGCAGCTTCGCTCAACCCGCCCGACCTGCGCGCGCTGCGCACCGAGATCCTGCGTACCCCATATGGGGGTGGAAACGCCGGAGGCGGAAAGACTTTCCAGCAGTGGTTCAACTCCGTCTTCAGATTCACGACCGCTCAGATCTCAGACATCGTTCAGACCGCGGTAAGCGAGCAGGCCGCTATCGATTCGATCGTGGCTCAAGTCATAGGCACCCGGGGGCAGGGTTTCTTCAACGGTGCGACCGCGACGATGCAGCAGCACTTGGCGACCGTGGTGCGCACGACGGTGAACCACATCAGTACATCCTCCCGCGGAGCCGTCTGGGCGGCTAACTCTGGCCTGATTTCCCACCTGCAGTGGCGCGCGGTGCTAGATGACAAGACAAGCGTGATCTGTCGCGGCCGAGATGGAAGAAATGCGCCGCTTGACGGCAAGAGCGAGGTTCCGCCGCCTAGGCTAGTTCCCTCGAACGCGAGGCCGCCAGCGCATCCCCGATGCCGCAGCATCATGATCATCGTCTTCCGGGGCGGGGGGCCGGTGCCCGGGATGAATTACGCCGAATTCCTGCGCGGCCAGCCGGTCGGCTTCCAGAACGAGGTGCTGGGCACCACGAAAGCCCGGCTTTTTCGCCGCGGCGATCTGTCGCTCGACAAGTTCACCGACCGCGCCGGCGGCGAGTTGACGATCGCAGAACTGGCTCAGACCCAGCCGCAAGCCTTCGCGGCCGCTGGCCTGGTTGCCTCTGAATTCCAGTAACACTGGACAGAATCACCCCAATCTGCCTATACTGAGCGCCATGTACGCTGCTGTGTTCATTTGCTCTATCCTGATAGGCACTTGTTTCGCCACCATCGACCCGGAGGTCTACGGGACCCTGTCTGAGTGTGAGGCGGCGTTGCCCGTGGCAACGCAGGTAGCTAGTAAGGCTTTGACCGAGGGCGTCATCCCCCCTGCAGCCGACCATTACGTGTGGGAGTGCTGCTCCCCAGAACCATTTGACCCGATGAACAAGCCTCGGTGTATGAACGATGAGGATGGAATTTGATGCCTAAGCATAGGAAGAAAAAAGAAAGGGCGAAGAGGGAAGATCCCACGACCCTACTGATTTACACAGGAGCCGCAAGGCCAAAATAGAAACCTGTGTACCTCCACCGCGAGCGAGTCTCGGGGTGGGTGATCCACCAAGGAGGACACCATGCCATTTGATTTTGAATCAAACCAAACCGTACCTACTCTCGATGACGTTCCTGAAAATCTCCGACCGTTCTATGAGCCCAACGAGGGTGAGGATGGCGGATTCAACATCCGAACTGATGATGTAACCAAGGCCGCAGTTCCCGTGCTGGCCGGTTCGTTCAAATCGCTCAGCGCTGCGCGCGCCGAAGCCAAAGGGCTGAAAGGAAAAAGCGCTGATCTGTCCACCCTATCGGCTTACGGCACGACCGTGGAAGAGATCGTCACTGGTGTCAATGCGAAAATCACTGAGCTGGAAACAGCCGCTGCCAAGGGCGATCCCAAAGCGAAGCTCGATATCGAGAAACTCAAGGCGGACATGAAGACTGCACATGCCACCGATCGTGAGGGCGACCTCAAGAAGATCACTGGTCTGACTGCCCAGCTGCATAAGCACCTGGTCAGTTCCCAATTCGGCAAGGCCGCTGCCAAGGGCGATGATCCCGATTTGATCGAGAAGGTTCTCGGCGATCAGGTTCGAGTGCTCGAGGAAGACGGTTCTAGCAGAGCTGTGATCGTGGACAGTGCTGGTGACATCCGCCACAACGGTGTCGGTGCAGAGATGACCATCGCTGAGCTGATGCAGGAAGCCCGCAAGAGCGCGTCCTACGGCAGAGTCTTCACCTCCGAAGTACCTGATGGCGGCGGTACTCCGCCGGCACGCAAAGTGGTGACGGGGCTGAACCGATCGACGCAGAACGCCGGTGAGAAGCCCGCAATAAGCAAGATTTCGGATGGTCTCGCGAAGCTGACTGCGGGCCGCACGACTTAGGTCCGGCACGGGGCGGGGCTCCGCATAGCAAAAAGTGTGCGGAGCCCCTTGCATTTATCTAGGCAGAGACCTACACTCGATCCTATAGCTGATCGAGGTGACCTCGAAAGGCCAATTTTTCAGGTCCAGCACAAGGGTGATCCGCGGCTGGGTGCTCTCTGGGTGAGCCAGAGCGACCAAACATAACCGCCACGGAGGAATATCATGGCATCAGTCACCCTTGTAGAGTCTGCCAAGCTTGCCCAAAACGAGCTGATCGCAGGCATCATCGAAAACGTAATCACCGTCAACAAGATGTTCGAAGTTCTGCCTTTTGACGGAATCAACGGCAATGCTCTCGCCTACAACCGAGAGAATGTTCTCGGCAATGTGGAAACGACCACGGTCAATTCCACGATCACCGCGAAAGCCGCTGCGACCTTCAATCAGATCACGTCTAGTCTCACCACGATCGTCGGCGATGCCGAAGTCAACGGTTTGCTCCAGGCGACTCGTTCCAGCGACGGCAACGATCAGACGGCCGTACAGATTGCCTCTAAGGCGAAAAGCGCGGGCCGCTCGTACCAGAACTTGTTCATCAACGGCGTTTCCGGCGGCAACGACTTCGATGGTCTTTTGGTACTGTGTGTCCCGGCCCAGCATGTAGACACCGGCGTGAACGGCGCGGCTCTGAGTTTCGATTTTCTCGACAACCTGCTCGACCTCGTGGTCGATAAGGATGGCCAGGTCGACTACATCACGATGCACGCGCGGACCATCCGCTCGTACATGTCGCTGTTGCGCAACCTCGGTGGGGCTAGCATCAACGAAACGGTCACGTTGCCTTCCGGCACCGAACTTCCGGCGTACCGCGGCACCCCGATTTTCCGCAACGATTACATTCCAATCGACCAGGTTAAAGGAACCGGCAGCGCGCAGACCACGATCTTTGCTGGCACCTTCGATGACGGTTCGCGTCAGCACGGCATCGCCGGTCTGACCGCCGAGTTGGCCGCTGGTGTGCAGGTCGTTGATGTCGGCGAAGCGGAAGCCGCGGACAACCACATCTGGCGTATCAAGTGGTACTGCGGTCTGGCGCTCTTCTCTGAAAAGGGAATCTCCTGCGCTGACGGCATCACCAACTAGGAGTTGCTTTAACGAAGGGGCTAGGGAAACCTGGCCCCTTCAGGCCAACTCAGTACAGGAGTTTTACCATGGCTATTGTAGCTCAACTTGTAGAGAGAATCACAGGCGCCGGAGATAACGACCTCCGAGACGGCATTCACGCCATCATCCTTGCAATCGATGACGCGGTCGATACAACCGACGCAGAGATCCAAACGAGAGGCGTGACGGTATGTAACGCGAACGGTCTGGATCTCAGTGTGGGCTATTTCAATTCGAACACAGCCATCGCCGCAACGTACGACGCCGCGGACGATGTCACTGTTTGGAAGTCGGACAAACTACTTCAGGTCATCGCCTAGGATAGCGGAGAACATTCATGCCCACCTATATTCTTACTATTCCCTCAGTTACTGGCTCAAGTGCTGTCAATGACGTGCGAAACGTCGTAGTGGCCGCCTTCACCCCCGATGACGCGCGGGCCAGAGCCAAAAGTCTTTTCAGTAACGACAGCGATGGACTCTGGGATGTTTCGGCCACCCAGATTCCCCTTGACGCGTCCAATTTACTGGGTTTCCGCATGCGCATCATCGTTTCTGATCCTGCGACTGGTGATGTCGTCGTAGATCTCACGGGAACAGCTGCCGGGGTACAAATGGATGGCTTTGCGGCCGCCGCAGTGATCCTGCTGAATAACACAACGATCATCAACGCGGCTTCTTACAACGTAACCTCTGACGTATTGACCGTGGCTGGTGTGGCCGATAATCTTGGCGACCATAATCTCGTGGTTGAAATCTTTCCCCCGCTAGTCTCTTCAGAACAAAACGTTGCGGTTCCGTCCTTCGTGACTACGATCGTTGATGAGGGAATCGCAGGAGCGGTACTCACAGCGCAGCTAGCTGGGGGTGCTGTCACATTCCCTGGCGTTCCCGTAGCAATTTCATAGGAGATCATCATGCCCGCCTACCTCGTTAAACTACCCACGACCAACTCCGCCGGCAGCCTGCTGAACGGCGCGCGCAACGTTACCGTGTTCGCGGAAAGTCCCGCAGACGCGATAGCAATGGCCCAGAGTCAGTTCGCCGCTGACAGCGACGGCCTCTGGGCCGCGGCCCTCACCACAGCGGCACTTGCGGCCGCCGATATGACAGGCTTCACGCTGCGTTGTATCATCTCTGACCCTGTGACGGGCGTCGTATCTGTCGATGTCTCCCAAGTCGGCGTGAACGCGGACGTGATGGATGACCTGGGCACAGACATCGTAGTTGCGCTGAACGCGACCGCTTCGATCGACGCGGCTTCGTACAATGCCACCACCAACCTTCTGACCGTCGCAGCCATCTCTGACGCCCTGGGCGATCAAAACCTTGCCGTGACGTTCACGCCCCCGGTAGCCACCTCAGAGGTGGCAATTACGATTCCGTCCTTCGTAGGCGCAATCGTTGACGAAGGGATCGCGGCAGCTGTACTCACGGTACAGCTGGCCACGGACGCCATTGAAATTCCCAAAATCGCTGTGTAAAAGATGACTAGACCATAAGGAGAAACCCCCATGGCCGCTACACGAGAAATCAAGATGATATTGGCCGGCGCGTACGCCGGGCAGACCCGGGTACTGAAAGATCTGCTCTTTGTCGAGGGCGAGTACACACTCGTCGGATCGGAGGTGGAGGTTTTAGGTCTGGTTGGCTATCTCGGAAAGTGCTACCGAGCATATCCCGAGAATTCACGCGAACTGGCCGCTGCACAGGCAGTCGACGCCGCGGCGGCAGGAGTAAAGGACGATGGCGAGCGTAATCTTCAAGAGAGTGCCGGGAATCAGTCGGGGGACAACGACCTTTCAGATGGTGGAGTTCAGCCGACTGGGAGCGGGCCTGCCTCGCCTTCCGCAGACGACAGGAGCGGAGCAGCTGACCCCGCGGCCGGGCCCGAGATTCTTCTTCCCGTCGGGGACGGACATCAGGACGCCGGGATTCCCGTCGCGCCCGGATCGGGGTCGCCGGAGAGGATTCGTGCGGCGCTAGCTCAGCTGGATCCGGCCAACAACGAGCAATGGTGTTCTGACGGGAAACCGACCATGGAAGCGGTCCAAGCATTCTACGGCAGCGCCGATATCAGCCGCTCCGCTGTCGTGGCTCTTTTCCCGAATTTCAAACGAGAGACACCTGAACTGGATACCTAGACAGCACGGCATTTGCTGTGTAGGATAGAGATATCTTCACTAGGAGGACACAACCATGTCTAAGCATCGAGGTACAACCGCTTCCGCAGCGAAATTTTTCGTCGCCGAGTCCAAGGGCTCGCGGCCGGCGACCAGTGGCAACAAAAATCTTGGCAGCTCGGCGCAAATGCCGGGAGGCAGCCAGAGCGTACGGGTTGATGGCGTAATTGCCGCCAATCTCAAGGGTCCCGACCCATTTGGCAAGTAATCCGTGGCCTACAATGACGCCTCAAGGGGTTTGGGCGGACGCGAGTTCGGGGATTTCGCTTCTCCGGACGCGTCCTTTACCCATTCGTTCGCGATACTCCTCAGTGATACTGAGGACATGCCTAATTACGCGCGAGTCATCTTTATTGGCTGCCCTGGATTCCTGCATTACAAGATGCTGAGCGGGGAAGTACGAACGCGTAAGTTGCCTGCCGGATATCATCCGCTGCAAATCACGCGGGTATTTGTAACGGGCACAACCATTCCCGCCGATGAGCTTGAAGGGCATTACTAATGGCATTCACACCGGAAGATGGAACCGGAGTAGTCGGCGCGAACGCATACATTGACGTGGCGTTCGCCGATGGCTACCAAGATGATCGGGCCCGTACCGATTGGACTCCTTCTCCGGTGGCGGATAAGCAGTCGGCCATCATCCGAGCTTCCGACTACATTGATGAGCGTTTCGGACGAAATTTCCGAGGCTTTCGCTTCAGTCTAGCTCAAGGGCTTGAGTGGCCGCGAGCATCCGCTTGGGACAACGATGGCTTCCTATATCAGGGGGTTCCCACGCAGCTGCAAAAGGCTTGCGCGGAGTATGCGCTGATCTCACTCCGCCAAGGCGAGCTGGCGCCTAACCCGCCGCTTCCCACCGGCGACGAAACGCTGGATGGCACGGCGCCTATTACAGAGGAATCGAACTCCGGCATTGTCACCAAGGTACGCTCCAAAGTTGGACCGCTCGAGGAAGAGACTTCGTTTGCTTCAATGGCAACCGTCAGTTCGAAAGAAGCCGGCGGCCGCGTTTCGCAGGCCTCCGTCAACAGTGACTTCTACATCCCGGAATACCCTAGAGCGGATCTCTGGCTTGAGGAGCTGATCATCAACCCGTATTCTCGCGGCCTGATCCGAGGCTAGTCATGGCCATAAATATCACCCGACTCGCAGCGCTTGCTAAAAGGCTGATCGATGAGAACGGCCGCCCCATCACCCTGCAGGCGAGCAGCACGACTCCAATCGATCCCCTGAAGCCCTGGCGGGGACAAACTGGCATAGCAACCGAAAACACACCGGACCAATCAGTGACTGCCACGGGCGTGTTCCTCAACCAGGCGGACGAAGATAACTTCGGGCACGTAGAGCGAGACACCGACGAGACACTATTGAAGCGCGGCCAACAGCGGGTTCTGGTTGCCTTCACCGACCTCGTCCCAAGCACCGATGTTTCTCAGTTTGACATTCTTTTGGATGGCACATCGAAATGGCGGATCGTGAGTGCGAATATCCTGCAGCCCGGGACTGTTGGTGTTCTCTATGATTTCGCAGTGGAGCAGTAAATGGCACTCACCATCACAGAAGCAGTAAATGAGATCATGGATGTGATTTTCACAGCCTGGACAGCCACCGTCGCCCCACTGGGATACGAGACCTTGCTATATGAAGACAACACGCAGCCTCGGCCGGAGGATGTGGACATCAACGGGGATGTGCCGAATTGGGGCCGCGCCTCCGTCCAGCACCTAGACGGGTTCCAACCCACCCTGACCAGTGACACCGGCACCCGCCGCTTCCGCCGCTTGGGCCAGGTCACCGTGGAGATTTACAGCCGCCAGGGAAAAGGCCGATCGACCTCGGACATAGCTTCGCAGGCTATTTTGGATTCGATGGAGGGGAAAACCACCCCAGGTGACGTGATTTTCCGCCGTGTCCGCCTCATAGAGCTGGGCCAAACGGGCCCCTGGTTCCGGGTCAACGTGTTGGCCTCGTTTGAGTACGACGAGGTTAAATAGACACCCCCTGGACAACAGCAACGCAGACGGTGTAGAATAGGTCACATCGGACTTTACCTCACCCTCTCGGGAGCAAAGGATTATGGCAGCAGTAGCAGGAAAAATTGACAGCAATTCGACCAATCTTCGGATTGCAGAGGAAGAGACCTTTGGCGTGCTTCCCTCCACACCGGTTTGGGAGCAATTCGAACCCAATACCTACGGCGATTTCGGCGGCGACATCTCTCGAGTTGCGCGCCGACCAATCAATGACTCGCGCCAGCTCAAGAAGGGTGTTGTCACGGACCTGGATGCTGGTGGCGGATTCAATACGGACTTTACCCAGAACAACTTGCAGAACGTTCTTCAGGGGCTGTTCTTCGCCGATCTGCGGCGCAAGGGCGAAGAGATTGTGACCTCGGTCGATGTGGATCTTGCCAACCCCGATGAGTACCGGGTCGCCGCGACCGCAGGCTTCAAGGTCGATGATCTGATACAGGGGCAGAATTTCACCAATGCCGCCAACAACGCCGTGAATGTGGTCACTATCATTGTGGCAGACACCTCGGTTGAGGTTGCCGATGGGCAACTTGTTGATGAGGCTTCCCCGCCGGCCAATGCTCAGATCGTTGTGGTTGGCGTGCAGGGCGCAGCTGGCGACATTGATGTCGATGCTTCGGGCGCGCTTCCTGTTCTCACCTCCACCTTGCTGGACTTCACCACGCTCGGCCTTATCCAAGGCGAATGGTTCTTCATTGGAGGCGACCTGGCTTCGGAGCGATACTCCGATTCAAATAACAACGGCTTTGCTCGTATTCGAACGATCGCCGCCAACGCATTGACGCTCGATAAGACCGACGCCACGATGGTGACGGAAGCTTCTACCACCGAAACGATCAGGCTCTTCTTCGGCCGCGTCCTGCGCAATGAGCAGGCCGCTTTGCAAGTCTGCCGATCCTACCAGCCGGAACGAACGCTGGGCGACTCGGGCACAGGCACGCAGTCAGAATATTTGCCGGGCTCCATTTTCGATGAGATGGTTCTGAACATTCCCTCGGCCGATAAGCTGAACGCCGATCTGACCTTCGTCTCGAAAGACCACGAAACGCGTAACGGTACGCTCGGAGTGAAGAGTGGAACCAGACCCGCCCTTGCAAGTGGTTCTGCGGTCAATACCAGTAGCGATTTTTCCCGCATCCGAATGGCTGTGGTAAGCAATACTGATGCTGCGCCTACGGGACTGGCCTTGTTCCTGCAGGACCTAACGCTCACGGTCGCCAATAACTCGGAGCCCAACAAGGCTATCGCTACTCTCGGCGCGTTCGCCATAACCGCCGGCGCATTCGAAGTAACCGGATCTGTTGAAGCATACTTCTATGACATTGCTGCGATAGAAGCAGTCCGAGCCAACAGCGATGTCACGATCGATCTAGCTGTTGTTGCTAGTAACACCGGATTCGTCTTCGACATCCCCTTACTCGGACTGGGCGATGGTAGGCTGAACGTGGAAATAGACACCGCTGTCATCTTACCCCTAAACATTGAAGCTGGCGACGCCTCTGATGCGATTTCCGGCTTGGACTACACGGCAATGTTTGTCTTCTTCGACTTCTTGCCGAACCTAGCCGACGTATAAACAGAACCAAGGAGAAACACAATGAGCCTTTATGGAGACTTCAAAACAGACGAAGATCTGGAACGTGCAGGAGTACTGATTCAGTATGGAGAAACCACTCGGATTCGCTTGGCACGCTCCGGCGGAGCTAACAAGAAATTCAAGAAAGTCCTGGAATCCGTGTCAAAGAACTATCGCCGACAGATCGATACCAACACACTAGGTACGGACAAGCAGCTAGAGTTGCTCGGTGAGGCAATGGCTAGATCTACCATCATGAGTTGGGAAACTCTGGTGGAGGACGAATGGGTAATTGGAATCGAGAAACCTGAAGGCGAGGGCGTGCTTGCGGTCACTCCAGAAAACATCATGCAGACGTTCAAGAATCTGCCGGATCTTCTCACCCAGCTGTCCGAAGATTCCGGGAAGGCTGCGATTTACCAGGCTGCGGAGCTGGAGGAAGACGCAAAAAACTGATTGGGGTTTTGCTCTACACACTGGAGCAAGGCCCGCGAGAAAAGAAGATACTGCAGGACTGTTACCGCCAGAAAAGACCTATTCCCTCTGCCATACAGAACGCGCCCGTACTTTTTTTAGGGTTGGAGCTTTATTATGACGCGTTTTTTGACCTGCAGTCTTGTCGATCAGTTGGAATGGCAGAAGGTCCAATTTCCTGGATCTCCATCTACGACTACGCCGCGCGGAATCAGTTCTCCGAAGGCCAGCACGACGATCTGCACTATTTCATCTCCCGCATGGACGCGGCTTATCTAAAGCACCGCGAGAAAGAGAGCAAAAAGAGGTAGAAGTAGTGCACCCAATCAGCATAGAGCAAGCTCCTGGAACATTCGCCCGCATCGCTAAGGCAGTGCAGCGCGGAGCCCGGAACGTCTTCAGCGTGGCTGTAGTGACCACAGGAGATGGCCTGATCGAAGGCACCCCAGTGGACGAGGGCACTGCCCGCTCCAACTGGATTGGTTCTGTCGGTGTTCCTAGCCGGTCCCCCATCTCGGCCTACGCCCCCGGCACTCGCCTGGGCAGGACTGAGCGAGCCAATGCCACAGCGGCCAAGGATCAGATTCGTTCAACCCTCAGCATTCGCCGCCCGGGACAGCCTTTCTTCATAACAAACGTGGTAGACTATATCGAGGATTTAGCTGCAGGAAAGTCTAAGCAGAGTGCTGCAGGGTTTGATCGCCGTGCGGTAGACCGAGGAGTGCAGGCCGCCGAAAAAGCGGCTCCGAAACTGATCGAAGCTGAACTCAGGAAATTGTAAATGGCCACGCAAGTCATCCAGATCGTCGTTGTTGAAAAAGGCAGCGCACAGGCAGGCCAGCGAATTGGCGACGTGGGAAAGAAGGCCGCTCAGGCCAATGCCGGGCTGACCCTGTTCAAACGCACGCTTGGCTTGATTGGTGGCGCGGTCATCATTCGCGGCTTGATTGGCATCAGTGATGCTTTCATCGGATTGCGCAACCGCTTGCGGACAGTCACCGCAACCGTTGCCCAGACCAATGTGGTTCTCGAAGAGCTGTTCGCGATTTCGAACCGATCCAGAGCGGACTTCGAAGCGACGGCTGAAACTTTCGCCAGGTTGGCAGCATCTGCCAGAACCCTTGGGTTTAATCAGAAGGATCTGCTCAGCGTCACCGAGAGCTTGAACCAAGCAATCGTACTGTCTGGTGCGACGGCACGAGAAGCACAGACCGCATTGATCCAATTGTCACAGGCATTCGCCCGTGGCGTGTTGCGCGGCGATGAGCTGCGTTCCGTCTTGGAACAGTTGCCGGCCGTCGCGGACGTTATCGCCAAGCAAATGGGAGTCACCCGTTTCGAACTGGCGCGCTTGGGTGAGCAAGGAAAGATTACGGCTACCATAATCGTTGAGGCCTTCATCGCGGCCAGAGAAGAATTGGGCGAGAAGTTCGGCCGCACGGTTCCTACTATTGGTCAAGCATTCACTGTGTTTCGCAACCGTCTAGTTGAGACGGTTGGAGCCATCAACGATGCGACCGGAGCCTCCGAAGGTTTAGCTAATGGTATCATCACAATGGGTGCCAACTTGGACATACTAGTTCGTGCGGTTGCCGCACTGGCCATTGTGATCACTGTGTCGTTGGTGCAGAACGCATTCGGCGCTTTGCTGAGAGCGATGATTGCTCTCAATGTTGCGTTCCTAGCAAATCCTTTTGCTGTTGCTGCATCTGCCGCTGTAGTTTTTGCAGCCGTATTGATTTCCGTGAGTGACAAGATCTTTGTCACCAGCGATGGACTGACCACATTACAGGATGTTGGTGTGGTTGTGTTCGGCCATCTCACTGACGCAGTAAAGTTCACCTTTGAATCGTTCAGGCTCTTTTTTAATCTGGTCGGTCGCGCAGCTGACTTTGTCTTCGGCCCCTACATCAGAGCCCTAAAGAGCATCACTGGAACGACGGGATCTTTCATCGACCTGCTGGCCCGCATTCCCATACTGGGACGCGCCATCGGTGCCGGCCGCGCTGTTTTGGAGAGCGCAAAGACACGCGCGGAACTGCGAGAGCAGCGCAAGGCACTCCGGGCTATTGAAGACGAAGAGGCACGACGGCAGCTGACACAGGCCGACCCGGCCGCCGTTCGCGTCACGGCGCAGGAGGAGCGCTTCGCGGAGGAGATTCGCCGACTAGAGGCGACGGGAAAAGCTTTGCTTTTAGTTGGCTCGGCCCGTGAGCGTGAAAACGCTTTCATTAAAGTCTCCAACAAATTCAAAGGAGAACTCACAGGGCCCCAAGAAATACTATTACGTCAAACAATTAAGCAGAATCAGCAATTGGCAGTTGAGGGTGCCCTGCTCGAAGAGATCATAGGCAAGACAGTTGAATTCACCGATACAATGCGGGCCCTAAACGCAGTGTTCAAGAGAGGTGACATTACCATAGATCAATTCAATAAGAAGCTACGGGAATTAGAGCTGGGCAAACTCGAAGATCGCACAGACTTCGGCGCTGGCATTGATCGCGCATTGATAGACCTTCGGGAGAAGTTCAACGATGTTGCAACGCAAGCAGAGAACGCTTTCACCAATGCCTTCCAGGGCATGGAGGATGCGCTGACCGAATTCATAGCGACAGGCAAACTTAGTTTCAGCGATCTCGTTGACAGCATCACGGCGGACATATCTAGGATCGCTGTCCAACAGGCCTTACTCAAGCCCTTGACCAATTTCCTATTCCCCGCGGGTGAGGGTGGGGCCGGCGGATTCCTCTCTGGTCTGTTTGGCAGTGGTAGCAGCAGCGCTGGCGGAGAAAATCTCCCCGTTGCTAAACACGGCGCGGACTTTACAGTGCGCGGCAGCGGGGGAACCGACAGCCAAGTGGTGGCCTTCAGGGCAACTCCCGGCGAGCGCGTGATGGTACAAACTCCCAGCGGAGAAGGTGGGGGCGGACCAGCCATCAACATCACCATGAACATCAACACTCCTGACGCCGAGAGCTTCGGCCGCAGCCAGGGGCAACTGATCAGCCGCGCAATGGTATCCGCAGAGCGCGCTCGGCAGAGGAATACATAATTGGCTTTCAACGATGTACAGCTTCCAACCTCAGTCGAGCGTGGCGCCACTGGTGGTCCTCGCTTCAACACGACCGTGATCACTCTGAGCAGCGGCTTCGAGAAGCGCAACATCAACTGGGAGAAGGTCCGCGGAGCCTGGGACATCGGCTACGGGATCCAGAAAAAGGAAGACTTCAGTGTTGTCCTAGATTTCTTCTACGCCCGTCAGGGTAAGGCGAACAGCTTCCGATTCAAAGATTGGTCCGACTTCCAAATTGGAGACACTACCGATGACACATCTCGCCAGTCGATCGGGACTGGTGACGGATCGGATACCACCTTCCAGATCATCAAGAAATATATAAGTGGTTCGATCACGTACAATCGGGATATTACCAAGATCGTTTCTGGCACGCTGCGCGTGTGGGTAAACAACATCGAAGTTTTCTCTCCGGCCGCTTGGAGCGTGGATCTGCTCACCGGCATCATCACCTTCGTTGTAGCGCCTCCGCTCGGACAAGACATCCAAGTAATCACTGAGTTCGACGTGGCCGTTAGGTTCGACACGGACGGTTTGGACGTGAACGTTCGAACATTCGACGCTGGCGCAATCCCTAATCTGCCTGTCTTAGAAGTACGAGGCGAGTAGTGAAGACCACCAGTGCAGCACTCCGAAACCACCTAGACCAGATTGTCACGACGCTCGCCACGATTTGGCGCATCACACGACAGGATGGGGTGGAGTTCTTTTTCACCGATCACGATGTAGATATCGTGTTCGAAACAAATACCTATATCGCAAGCTCTGGCTATACTCGCTCCGCCGTGCAGAACGACTCCAGCATGAGCGTGGACAATCTCGATGTGGTCGGCGTCTTTGACGATGACAGCATCACCGAGTCCGACATGGAGGCCGGCCTGTTCGACTTCGCGGTGATACGCATCAGCCTAGTGAATTGGGCCGACCTGACTCAAGGGGAGATGAAGATCCGCAAGGGCAACTTTGGAGAGATCACCACCACCATCCAGGGCACGTTCCGCACCGAGCTGCGTGGGCTGACACAGCCACTTGTCCAGAACATCTTGGAAGTCTACTCACCGGAATGCCGTGTCGACCTGGGCGACCCCAAGTGCGCCATTCCGATCCTGCCTCCCGTGTTGCAGCGCAGTACCGCGGTCACAGTAGGGCAGTTTTTCCGAGTGGCCACCACGTCGAACGAGTTTTCTGTCAACCAAGCCATCGTCAATCGCAGTTTCGAACAGGACACGACGGGCAACGATGTCAGCTCCATTACCGGTTGGACGATACTCAACGGCGGCTGGGACATTCATGACTCGACCAACCTCGGACTATCTCCCGATGATGGGTTGCTATACTTGGAGGGGGGAACCTCCGATGGGGAGATTTTCCAGGATATCCCCATCACCAACTTGCTGCCGGACGTAACGGTCGTGGAATCTGGACTGCTACAAGTCGATTTCATCATGCGCCGCGCGAACAGTGCTCAGGATGATGAAGGGCGAGTGATCCTAGAGTACCGAGACATCAACGGAAATGTCCTCTCAACCCCATTCGATACGGGCTTTGAGACAATAACGCCCGAAGACGTTTGGGTGACCCGCAGCTTGGCGGCAAACGTTGCTCCTTCGAACACGCGAATCATACGCATTCGACTGCTCCACCAGATCATCTTTGGTGCCCAGGGGAACAGCGCCTTCGATAACTCCTCCCTTAAATTAACGGTCACCGGCTCCGTCGATACCACAACACAGGCGCAATATGAGAATCGCGTCTATGAGGTTACGACCGCTGGTACGACTGCAGCCAGCCAGCCAGTCTATGATACAATTATTGGCAATACTACGACCGATGGCACGGCCGTTTTGACTACACTAGACGCATTCATGCGAAATGCCGAAATATCGCAAGTCACCGATCTGCGAAATATAGAGATCGTGGTGGCGGAGGCCCGAGCCGTGGATGACTGGTTCAATGGCGGAGGATTGACATTCGAGACCGGTCTCAGTACAGGCCAGACGGCCGAGATGAAGGACTGGGCCCAGGCCAATAGCCAGCTGCTGCTGTTCCTGCCTGCCGAATTCGCCCTGCAGGTCGGGCAGAAGATCCGGTTGTACGCCGGCTGCGATAAGCGGCTCCAGACCTGTATCGACAAATTCGATAATGTCCTGAACTTCCGAGGGGAGCCCTTCGTCCCAGGATCGGATGTATTGGTCCGCTACCCCGATGCGAGATAGGATCGTAGAAGCCGCCAGGCGGCGCCTAGGCGTTCGTTGGAAGCACCAGGGGCGCTCGGAGCAGTTCATGGATTGCGCCGGCCTGCTGAGCCTTGTGGGCCAGGAGCTGGCCCTTACGGACTATGACATAACCACCTACGACCGGGGCACCCATGGCTTCGACTTCATGCGCCACTTGAAGGCCGCGGGATTCCGCCGGAAAGGCCTTCAAGATCGTCAGATGGGCGATGTTTTGGTCTTCCGAGATGGCAATTCTCCCTGTCATGTGGCCATACTAAGCGATAAGCAAGGCGTCGAGCACATCATCCATTCCTCTGCCGCAATGCACGCCCGGAAGGTCGTAGAAGAGGAGTACGCCCATGAATGGTGCGATAAGGTGATCATGTGCTTGGCTTGGCCTGGCGTGGATAGCTAGTGGCACAACTCGTAGCAACAGGCGGCGCGATCATCGGCAACATGATCGCCCCCGGCATCGGCGGCTCGATCGGCTGGATCGTGGGGTCAATGATCGGCAACATGCTCTTCCCGCCAGATAACCAGACCCTTCAAGGCCCCAGGCTGGGCGATCTCTCCGTCACCAGCAGCGCATATGGCGTTGTCCGTGGCCGTGGTTTCGGAACCATGCGCCAAGCCGGCAATATAATCTGGTCCACAGGCCTGATTGAAGAAAGAGAGAAGATAGAGGAGGGGGGCAAGGGCGGTACGGGTGGTGCAGAAGTTACCCAGGTCACGTACAAGTATTTCTCAAGCTTCGCTATCGCCTTCGGGGAAGGTGTAGCCGAAGATGTCATCCGCATGTGGGCGGATGGGAAACTGATCTACGATCGCAGCGGCCAAAACAGCGAAGTATGCAAGAAGGGCCTGGACTTCCGGCTCTACCCAGGCGATGATACCCAGCTCCCCGACAGCATCATTGAAGCCGACAAGGGTGTTGGAAACGTGCCGCCGTTTCGTGGCACGGTCTACCTAGTCTTCAACCGATTGGCACTGGCTGATTTCGGCAACCGCGTTCCCAACATCACTGCGGAGATTGCGTACGTATCTACCACTGCATTGACGGTAGACATCTCCACTACCATCGGGGATCCGTTGACGGGTCAGGCGAGCGACGGTTTCGGCATCGATTGGGAACGAGGATACGCATACACCACCGATGTCGTGGGAGGCATCAACGTTTCTGGACTGCGTCGCTACAACATCTTCACCATGGTTGAGGATCGGCAAGTCACTAACAATGAAATGCTGGACCAAATTACCAATGGCACGGCTACACTGCGAGGACCAGCGACAGTTCTAAGTGATGGCTCGCTCGTGGCGCAGATCAGTACAGTAGTCGGAACAAGCTCCCAGCCGCTGGTACGTTTGGATGGAACCAGTTTACGGGAAACAGCACGTAACGGCACCGCTGGCACTGGGATTAATTTCTCTCCCTCACAATTCTCGCTAGTGGAATCAATGTCGGCGAACAGCCTGGTCGGAGCGTTGGGTGTAGAAAGCTACATCATTCTCATGAATGGTCTCGCGGACTTTTGTGTGGCCTTTGTTGATGAGCTAAACATTAGCTACATTTGGAGCGCTCGCAGTATCCTAGGTGGCACCGGTAGCGCTCGAATGGAGAGTGTTTGCACAGGGCTCAGCGAACGGTCTAAGTGCGAGTTCCATGCGTTCAGCGGACCTGACTACGATATTGGAACTAGTTCTGGCAGCCTCAAATTTTGGAGAGTGGAACTCCAGTCTGGAGCAACCTACTCGCTGCTCGGCGGCCAAAATACTCCCACAGGGATCACAGTGACCGAGGTTATAAGCCTTACCCCCAATGACCTAATCCCAGGAGAAACCACACTGACCAACGCGGGTGAGGGTGCGGTCTACGATCCGCTTGACAACTCCGTGATCTTCGCTGCACAGGCAGACGCTGGTGGTCAAGACTTCCTGATTAAGATCGATGCAGACACCGGCGCTGTCCTGTGGCGCGCGCAACTCGGAGACGGGCCCAACAATGGGCGCTATTGGTCAACGAGCCGTTTGCGCGGCACCACGTTCGCATTCATGCGCGGGCAGAATGCCTACATGGTTGACACGCGAGATGGCACTGTGATTCTGAATGGGACTACTTTTGCCACAGGCCACAGCACGCAGAGTCCGGGTTCGTTTGACGCTTGCTCTGATACGTGGATCGGGCAAACGGGTTCTGGATCAGTGGCCCGATGGTTCCTCAACAGGAAGGCTGGCGCACCGGCCGTCGTAAGCGACATACTCACCACCATCACCGGCGTCGTTGGGCTCACCCCCTCCGACATTGACGTGACTGACCTGACCAACGATACGATTCCCGGCTACCTGCTCGGATCGCAGATGAATGCTCGAGCTGCAATTCAGCCGCTTGCCAATGCCTTTTTCTTCGATGCGGTGGAATCAGATTACGTAATCGATTTCGTGGAACGTGGCGGAGCATCTATCCGCACAATCACCCAGGATGATCTGGGGGTGGTCGATTCCCAGACCGGAGAGATAACGCGCGAGAATCGAACCCAGGAAGTGGAGTTGCCGGAGCGCTTCACTGTCGTGTATTTGGACCCGGACAACGACTACCAGCAGGGCTCTCAATACGCGAAGCGCCTACTCTTGCCCACGCCAGCCATGTTTAGCAACAACCAACTCGGGTTCAACCTTGCGGCCGCTCTGACCACGGACTTCGCCAAGCAGCTCGCGGAGAAGGCGCTATACACGGCCTGGACCGAACGGGTCAGCCAGGACATGTTGCTGTCTTGGGACAACATCGATCTGGATCCGACAGACATCATCACGCTGAACTTTGACGAGGGAACCTCTTTGAGACTCCGCTTGGTTCAAACCGATATCGGCACAAATTTCAGTGTAGACACGACCGCAGTCGAAGAGGCCGCCGGCCAGTACACAAGTACCGTGATAGGCGACGGCGGTAGTGGACAGGTGCCTAACCCCCTACCGGCCGAAGGGATTACCAAGCTGATCCTACTGGACAGCCCACTGCTCCGAGATGCGGATGAGCCCTCGGGTCGCACTGTAATTCAAATGTACTTTTTCCAGGGAGGCTACGGGCAGACCGGCTGGAGCGCGGCCCGCTTATTCAAGTCGCTGGACGGCGGGACCTATGAGCAGATCGGCAGATCGACAAGTGAGATGTCCTGGGGCAGTACCACCAATGCCCTGCCGGATCCGCCCAACGACAATCCTTTCGCCACCGATGAGAGCAGCATACTGACCGTGGCGCTGTCTGGGGTCAGCGACGTTCTCTCCAGCGTGACACAGCTGCAGATGCTCAACGGGGCTAACCCTGCCATGCTCATCAAGGCCAACGGTGAGATGGAAATCATCCAGTTCCGAGATGTCGTGGACAATGGGGACAACACCTACAGCCTCTCTGGTCTGCTGCGCGGTCGTCGCGGTAGCGACACGATGTCTTTCGGCCACAACGTAGGTGAGACGTTCGTGCTCTTGACCAACGCTGACGGCGAGACATACACTCTCAACCTGGGCGAGCGTAATGCACAGCGATTCTATCGCAGCGTGGGGACGGGGGATTTCCT